TATGTGTCTCCTTCTATAAATTCTTCCTTTCTATTGTAAGTCATTTTCAGTCAATTAGCAATATTCTTAATTTATAAAAATCACCTTGCTCAAAGAAAAAGAATCAGAACAAGATGTCTGATTCTTTTCCCTTATTATTACTGATACTGTGCCAAGTCTAGCTTCATAATAAAAAAGTAAAGGTCACCATATTGTCCTTTGTAGCCAATATCATGTCCGTTTATTGTCACCTTAGTAACTGGTGTTGCATCTGGCAAGGCAATCCAACAAGCTTGCTGGGCTCTGACAAATTCATTGTAATCTTCAAAGGAAGTGTGTTTTTCTTGCTTGGCAGTATTTAAATAAGTTACTTCAATCATTGAGGGACCTCCTTATAATCCTTTACCTAAGGTCTAGATTACGCTTCCTAGAGAGCAAAGTCAATCATGACGACTTAAAAAACAGCAGGCTGGGCCATACAAATAATAGAAGGTCACTTAATGCCAGATCATGTTCATATGCTAGTAAGTATACAACAACGAATGAGTGTGGCTAGTTTTATGGGATATTAAAAAGGTAAAAGTGCATTAATGATGTTTGATAGAAATGCCAATTTAAAATATAAATTTGGAAACAAACATTTTGGGGCAGAAGGTTTTTATGTAAGTACGATAGGACTTAATGAAGCCACAATTAAGAAATATATCTAGGAACTAGTGAAGTATGATACCGCATTGAACAATTAAGTGTGAAAGAATATAAAAATCCCTTCAGTGATAACGGTAAGTAATGCGTCTGCCTCTTTGAGAAGCTTATGACGAATAAAAGAAATAAAGGCTTGAACAAAGTGAAAGACTTCGTCTTAAGACGCTGGTTACTATTATGGACTTATAGCCCTTAATCAAACTACCCGTGAATTAAACTGCACCCCAAAAATTAGACAGAGAAAATCTAACTTTTGGGGTATTTTTATTACTTGAATATACGATATAAGATAACAAAAAACATCGATTGATGACTTTTTCAGTGGAATCCCTATCCGGTCCTCTCTAGATGTTAGCTTTTCATCACCCACTACAGTTGACTGAGAGCTGAGAGCAAAAAAAGAAGACCCCTAGGATCTTCTTTCTATTTAAGTTCTACTTAAATTATTTTACTGTGCGGGAAAGTTAATTGGTTTTTAAATGCGTATATAATAGGAAGAAAACCCATTAAATAAGGATATATGCGTGTGAAGTACAGTCGGTAAAATGCACATAAAGTTACTAAAGTTTACACTTATTGCCCCTTATTTGCCCCTTATTTATAAAAAAACCCGACTTTGTGTCGGGGATAGTTTGCGTTCATCGAAAGTCGACGAAGTATTCCACTGACTATGGTATCACTTATCGTAGAGATTAGCAAATAAAAAAAGAGCTATGAGACTAACTCATGGCTCTTTGCCTATGATGGATAGATATATTATAGCAAATAAAAAAAGCCCCAGCAAACGCTGAGGCTCGACCACTACCACCATGATGTCCGAACTGTGGTCTGTCGGGAGGTGATATACTCCTTTTCGTTTTTTTAGTTTGCGTGGTCTGTTATTTACAAATTAAGCGAATGAACCGAATGACGTGACACGTCGACCATTCTCTGATTGACCGACTGCAACATAGCGACGATTACCAGACCAGCTAATGTAGCTAATCCAGATATAGCCGTCAACGTCACACCAACCGTCATAGTTGATAGTTTCACCGGCTCCATAGACTGCCACAATTTCAGCACCTAGACCAGCACCAACTCGAACATTAAGAGCTGAGACTTCAACCGTGAATGTCCCGGTTTCCTCGTTAATAGTAATTATACCATCAAACGGGATCGGAGTTGGTGCAGGGGATTGTGTTTGATTATCTGTTGGGAAGTAGAACCAGCCTACAATACCGTCAAAATTGCGTGTATTGTAACGAGCAGGACCACCAACATACAAGCTATCAGCGTTGCCGTCAATATTCTGCTCAATCGTTCGCATGGTATAGCCGTCTGAATCTTCGATAACCAGACCAGTGTGCCCGTATGGGTGCCCTGCGATGTAAGTAGTATCCATGACGAATACAGCCCCACGACGTGGACGACTGTCAAGGTTGCCCACTTGGTTATACTCGACTTCATAGCCTGCTGCTGCCGCTGAGTTTAGCAAGTCAATAGCGTTGCCCCAAAGAGCACGGCCAAAGAAGTTGATTGAGATAGAGTTAGGCAGGTCAACGCATTGTGTCCCATAAGCTCCGTCTGCATCGGTACCAATCCCAGCGTTAGCTAGGTTTTCTGCAAATTGAATGATGTCATTATCTGTTGCCATATTAGTAACCTCCCTTGTCGTTTCGTGGTTCGTGGTAGCCCAACGCTTGTTCGCTATCTCCAAGACCCTTAGTCGTTGGGTCTGTAACGATACCCAAAATTACCAAGATCACAACGAAAGTATTAACACCCTCTTGGATATTGTGTGGAATCTCAAGCCCGAATTGTTGCAGCATCAAAAATACTGCTGAGATAAGAGCTACTAGAGTAGTTTTGTTTTGTAAGCGTAGTTTAAAATTAATCATCTTTTTCTTCCTCCTCGATGAGATTAAATTTATCCTTATCAATATTTTTCTTGACAAATCTGTCAATGAAGGGGATTTCAACCCCTAGAGCCGACAAGCTAGCCAAAATACTAGCCCCGTATGCTGATAGCATGGCGAAAATGAAAGCATCCATAGCACCGCCTAGGTTCATAAAAACCATAAACGGATAGGACACCATCACAATAATCAACATAGCCGTGTGACTGACCAAGCCTTTTCGAAACCTACGACTCGAAAATTCATGAAAAGCCCATGACCTTGAAACGCCTAACACGATATCAGCAACGATAACAAGCATGAGCAGGAACACCCAGAGGTGTTCGTCTATGCCGTGCTCATAGAAATCTTTGACGACTTCAAACACGCCAAAGATGCCGTCTGGTTTATGCATCTATCACGCTCCTGTAGTAGTATCCGCCAAGATTTCATCTTCTACCTTATAACGCAAATCACGTAGAGCACGTTCGTCTGTACGCATCTCTTGACGATGTTTAGCATAGAGCTCAGCGTTAAGAAGATTTTCTTGGACACTAGAAACTGCATTAGAATCTACGCTAATGAACGTTTGTTTCACAAGGATTGTAGCTCCTTCTTCTTCAACATTAAATTCTGCATTGATTGTGCGTTGTTTTGTAATTTTAAGTGACATGATATTATTTTCCTTTCTTTTATTCTTCGACTGCTGGGTATTCGTCTTCTGTGATGTAAGTGACGGTACCTGTGTAGACTGCATCTCCAAAACTTGGGTTTGAAAAAAATATATTTCCATTAGATTCAAAATGCCACACTGCGCATTCTTTGTGTTGGTTGGCTACATTTTTGTTAACAATCAAATGTGTTTGCACGCAGGGTTTGAACCCATTTGGAATTTTTTCACCCAATTCTCTGTGTTCTCCCTCGACGACAGAGTGGATACCTCTGATTAAACTGAAGGTCACTACACTACCTTGTCGTACTATGTTAGCTTTGACACCGTAGCCTATTGGGATTTCTTTTTTTACGGCAGGCTGATTACTTTGCACGAACTCAACCCAACTCCCAACGGTATTTTGTGTTAGAGTTCGCTTGAAGAATCTACCCGAGCTTGTTGTCAGCGATTGGTGAATGCCACCCAGCCCTTCTATTACTTCTAAGAACCCTACTTGTTCTGTAGGTTTAGGCTTGTTGATAGGGTAGTTCTTCATCGTGCTCATCACCGAGAAGAAACCTGTCGTTCTGTAATCGTCAAGATTCGTGTTGTTATATTCAATGATTGCAGCACCTCGAACTTCTGTAAGTTGGTGGTGCTGGATTGGCTTTGAACCTGAATAAATCAATCCATTGACATCAAGCGCCCCGTTTTCACGGTATTTACCAATACCAACGCCTTGTTGATCATAGGTCATGATAGTTTTATCGGTCGGCACTGTATCTTGGAATTTTGAGTCTAAAAATCTGTCCTCTAGTTTGCCTGTGACTATGAATGAAGCATCTGCAGGATATTCCTTGCCTAAATTTGCGTTAGATGCCTTGAATTCAGAAATACTTGACCATTCACCGCCAGCTTGCCCATTATCTGCTACAACGTTGCTTGTTCCAACTTTGGTTGTTGTAAAAGTCAGCTTCATGGTATTTTTTTGAACACCGTTAACGCTAAGAGGTGCTATTTTAGCGAACCTCTTGATGGTTAGTGTATCTGACTTCGGGCCACTTCTGGTAACCTCAAATTTTAGCGTTGGGCTGAAATAGAATAGAAATGTTATTTTAGTCTCTTTCCAGTCAGACCAAATCCCACGAGAGTCTTGAATTCTCCCTCTTAAGGTCATTTGGGTATCTTTGTTTACGGCGACCTCACGGAATACCCCGCCGTTTGTTGAGACAGAATTGCTAGCACCAACAATTTCAGCGTAGTACCCAGCTATTGTAGTTTCATTCTTTGCTTGCGCCCCGTTGAAGACAACTTTCACAAGCGACATGATGGACACGAAATGTGTTGGCTCCGGAATTATCCTTTGAGTCGTTGGATTTGTGTCTGTCAAAGTAAATCCAGTGAACGAAGGTTTCACGTTGTTCGTAACAACGCTTGCTGTTAGTGTTGTTGACTGCGTTTGAATCAATTTGCCGTCTACATAGGTATCAACATATATAGTGCCTCGGCCAGTTGTTGCATCTGGTATGTCGTTGGCAAAATCCGCTGGGATTGTCCACTTAAACGATGTCCCAACATTGTCAGCAATTTTACCTTGCTTGTTACCCCAAAAATAGCGCAGTGTGTGCGTAGCGCCAGCTAATTTCCTGTCGATAGTGATATCTACTTGATTGCCAATGAATCCCTCTGGAACGCTCACCGAACTTCCTCTTGGGATAGTTGTCAGTGTTATGCCTTGGTTACCAATGTCTAGATTTCCAGGGCTGTATCCACCCGATCCGTTGAAATGCGCACGCACACCGAAGGCACCAGACCCATCGTCAGCATGGCGGACAGTAATTGTGCGGTCAATCAACTGTATCTCTGAATTTCGGTTAAGCATCGCTGGGCTACCAGAGTAGTCAATTCGTTGCCCAAAACCATCGACGTAACCAGAACATTGATAGCTTGCAAATGTCCACCCTTGATTCAGCAATGCTAATCGAATACGGACATCACTTGTATTGTTTTGGATATTCTGTCCAACTTGGTCAATCCACAGCCTAATGCGATATCCACGGTCGTTATTTGACCAAAATTCTACCATGATTAACTACCTCCCACATATCTAATCACGTTCCTGTCAGGATTGATGAAATCCTGTTCTTCTCGATAGCGTCCAATTTGGATAGTTTTCGAGAAAATACCGTTCTCAATGTGAATCACACCTTGTGAGATATACATTACTTCATTCCCAGCTGAGAACATCGAAATACGACCGTTTGGGCTGAATAGCATAGAGCTGGAGTTGTCGGTTTTACCGATAACAAGCCCTTCGTTCGATGAAGTCATGTAGCTGTCGATAAAGTTCCAACGTTCTGACATATCATTCAGATTGTTCTCTAGCTTAGCCACACGAGCGCTTGCGTCAGCCAAATTCTTCTCAGCTTGTGCTCGGTTGGCGTTATTTGCATTAACAAAATCTTGGTATGCCTTCACCCATTGATTAAGTATCTCAAGAGAGGCTTTAGCCTCAAGCTCGGCTTGTACCACTGAATTAACTTCGTTGAGCTTATTGAGCTGTGCTTGTGTCAAAACTTGGTCGGCTTTGGAATCGATGTCCTCTTGTACATCTTCAATTGCAGGGGTCCAGTCCGTTTTGACTGTTCCTTTTTCGATTTTCACTTCCCAAACAGATTTGCTAGCCGTTTTGTGATATGTGTTGACACGTAGATGATAGTTCCCTGTTGGTTTAACCCAAGTAATCTGCGTTCCTGTAGTACCCGTTTTTAAATCAGATACAATCTGATAATTTTGGTATTTATCATCAATCAACCAAAGTGTCACATTATCGCTCTCAACATTTGCATTGTGTAGAGCAGTAAAATTACCGTCTGATTTTGCGCTAACAAGATACTTTTGGTTTTGCTCTAAGTAAACAGAAGTTTCGGTTTTGTACAAAACATTATTATCAAAATTCGTTGGTTTTTTATCCGGCTTAAAAGGTCCTTTCGAGCCTTTTAAGAGGTTGCGACCACCGACAGACACGCTACCAGCAGTGTCATTCCAAGAGTAATCAGCTGGGTTAGTGCTATTTGCCTTATCAAAGTTAGTACATATACCCAGATACCGCTTGGTCCCATCTTGCGTTAGACTGAAACCAGTTCGACCATCAGCGCTATCGGCGTAAGCAAAATGGACGTAAGGCGTTCGTCCGTCTGCTCCAGCTTTACCTGGAATACCATCACGGCCATCACTACCTTTCCATTTAGACCAGCGATAGTCTTGTGGATTCCGACTACCCGTAGTATTGAAATCTTGGTACATACCGATGAAAGCCTTGTCAGTGTCGGTCTGGCTAAAACCGCTACCAGACACGGTGTCAGCGTAAGCAATGTGGGTGTACTGTGTTTTTCCATCAGCCCCCTTAACACCGGGAATACCTTGGTCTCCTTTAGGCCCAGTGTCGCCTTTATCGCCTTTAGCCCCTTGTTCCCCGATTTTAGAAACTGAGTATCCAGTTTCGTTAGTGTTATCTGTGTAGCTCCAAACTGTTTTAGTCCAGAGGTATTGCCCAGCTGGTACGCTAGGTACTTGGCTAACCCAACCAGTTGTTGGTGGGACTGTCCCAGATACCCCTTTAGCGTAGGTGATTGCGGTGCTATGAATACCGACACCATCTTTGCCCGGAATACCATCAACGCCACTGTTGCCATCTCTGGCAATATAGTTTTTCTGATAACCGGTCTCATTTGTATTATCGGTATAAGCCCAGATGGTCTTAGTCCAAAGCCATTGACCTTGAATTAATTTCGGAGGTGTTTGAGACCATGTTCCGGGTGTAATGCTATCTGATGCTGAAATTCCATAAAGAACCGTCGTGCCTCTTATCCCAACCCCGTTTTTTCCAGCGATGCCATCTCGACCATCTCGGCCGTTTAATCCGTCAGAAACACCGACGAACGTGATTTCATCGCTAGCAACTTCTTTCTCACCTACCCAAGCCGAAACTGTAATTACAGTGGGTTTGGTAATCTTGCTTGCGCTCACAGTGTAAGTTAGCCCAGCCCCAACGATAGAACCGTCAATTACAAATCGATAAGTTGCATTAACCGTCTGATTTCCTCGCTTTAATGTTGGACGCAGCGTTGACTGCCCTGTATTGTTTTTAAAGATAACACCGTTATCCGTCGAAAAAAGGATGCTGTAAGGTCTACTGTTCTCAACCATGCGTTCGAAGACGGTTCTAAGGTCTCCCGATGTCCTATTTTCAAGCTCCTTGAAATTACCGAAAGTTGTTGTGTTATTTGCTGGATTGCTAAAACTAATCTTTTGCTCAATAGCACGAGCCCTTACGTCGAGTGATGGGACAAAACCCTTGTCGTGAATTGTGATAGTATCCCCAATTTCAACATCAACGAACCCATCGACTTCGTAAGTAATAGCTGGATAAGCGTTTTTTCGCAAATTCGCAATCCCTGCAGCACGGATAACTTTCGGATCATCACTGTCAACTTCTAAATCCTTTCGAATCCACTTATTATCTTGCGTCGAAGCCCCAAAAGTCGAAGGATATAAATTAGCTGCATGAGGGGCATAGAGACAATTGCCCTCTTGTTTGAAGATAACAATCCCTTTGTCATTCTTTTCCTCCCAAGCCGGGAGACCATCGATATAGACTCGCACTTCAGGGCCGTTCTCGGGTTGCTCTTTTGCCTTCCCGTACGGGACAATCATTGTATAGATTTCGGTCTTATCAACTTTTCTCGTCATCGATTTGATGTTCTTTTCAAACGTCAGACGGATATCGCTACGAATTCGACCTACGCCAGCGTGTGAATCGTCCGCTTGATGGTAAACGTTCAGGACGAGCTGTTTAATAGAGCTGTCGTCGTTAAGTCTAGTCACAAATTCAACTTCAGCATTAAATTTATTAGCCAAGCTAAGTAGCCTTGCTAATTTCGTGTCTTGTCCTTCCCACTCAAGTGTTTTCTTCTGGTCAGAGACCTCATTGACACCGAGCGTTACCATCGCAAAACGAGGGATATCAAATGCATTGAGGTATTCTGCAAAAGACATAGCTTTTTCAGCCTTGTAAGCATTCGTGTATTCGTTTATCAACTCAAGATTCAGGTTCTCGCAGTAGCATCTCACCCATCGTTCGTTCTCTTCAACTTTCATAATGTTAAACAAGTACGTTTGCCCGTTATGTTTGAACGAAACGAAAGAGCGCTCGTTTAGCTGATTGTAAAAAGGTTGGTTTGCTGCATCGCTCAACAATTCCTTTTTCGAAACGGTGAACTCGAACGTGCTAGATGCCGTCTCAAGATTGCGTGTCCAAGTATCATCGTAAAAATTTAACGTCTCTTGCTTTTCGTTATCGATAAAACCAATTTTTTGTAAATTAGCATCGTGAATCGTTAATAGCATTACAAATACCTTTCTTCAAATTTGACAGACACAGAGGGTTCGTTTGTAACCCATCGTGAGCAGTAAACTTCGAGTTGAGACTTGCCAGGAGGAATTGTGATGAAGTCAGAGCCTTGCACAACGTCAACGATTTTCGAAATATTATCTACTAGTACAGTGTCATTCTCGCTGTTTATCACAACTTCTCCACCAGCTCTATATCGATTGGGAACTTTGCGAACCCCTACAACATAGTCTTTGCGATAGATGAAATCATCTAAGTACATGTGGCTAACTTGCGGTGCGTTCCCAATCTTGCTGAAGATAATGTGGATTTTATCCGATTTCTTACCTTTGATTTCAGGGATAGTATATCTAGGGTAAGACCCCCACCAGTAAAATTGGACGACATCGTCAAACCTTTGGATGTCTGACCATCCTCTGGGCTCGTTAAATGGGTTGTGCTCTTCTATGTGTGTCCCTAGAAACTGCTTTCTGTCAACAAAACGGTAGCCTCCCCTGCCATCGCTGGCTAAAAAGTTGTATTCACAACCCAGACCGCTACCACGTTTGTAGGTTTCGACGCCATACAAAAAAGTTCCGCTTGCATCTGTGACACTAATTTTCAAATAACCCATCTGATCTGCAGAGCCTAGCCAAAAAATTTGTCTCCACCAGAAATACTCGTACAGAGCACCTTTGGCACCGCTGGAATCCCTTGGAATATCAAATGTAACTGATGCTGTCTGGCCACTCTGCAACGCAATGTGAGGGCGACCCCAAGCATTGTCGATGTAAAGCGTGCCGTTCGGTCTGGTATCGTTGCTATCGTTCGTGATACCAACGTTTTTCAACCCTTGTGCCAATCCGTTAGGGATTCTGTGTTGTCCATTAGATGAAGCGTAATCAAACAAGACTTCTGACTGCTTGTAAGTCTCTGTATCCCCTTTTTGCCTGTCACCAAGCTCCAAAATTCCACTACTGTTAACCAATCCGATATAGCCATTCTCACTATTGTGCTTCACTGTAATTATCGGATGCGCATCAACTGATCCGTCGTTGACAAGGTCAAATACCAGTTTGCCATTTTCTGTTTTAGGAGTTTCGAAACTTCGATATGTAGTTGAATGTGCGACTCCGTCCGGAACCATAAATTCAATTTCAGCTTGGTCATACCAGTCGGAAATGCCTTTTAAACTAACATCACCTTTTACTATAGCCAGATAGTATCTGTCTGGTTCGTCTGGCAATCTCAACTTAACAGGTTTGTCAGAATGCAACACTCTAGCCGCTTGTTCCCTGACACGATAAAACATGCCGTTATCAACTTTGGCTGGCTCGTTCGGGTCTACGAAAGCAATGTCTTCAAGATGTCTTGTCGCTAAACTAACAGTAAGTTTGATTTTTTTTGCGCCAAACGCAACTTGTTGAATGTTGACCCCGATTTTAGGGGCTGAATCCGTTGTTATATTGCGCTCGTTCCCGATTTCGTGCGACACTTTGATTAGTTTAAAGTAATCGTTCAAATCGTATCCGTTAAATTGAAACACAGCCATTATTTAATACCTCTCATGCGTTTGTAAGTGAAATCTTTGTCTTTTTGGTACGAAGTTAAATCGTCGCCGGTTGCATACGCAAACTCTCGACCATCGACACTCAATGAGATTGGGCGACCGATTAGTTCAGTGATGATATCCATTGCTTGTTCGAGACGGTCCATTCTACTATCGTCTCGAACTGACAAATCAACGCTACCACGAATTAAACCACCACCAAAACCATCAAACAAGTCGTTGTCTTCGAATAGATCTCTAGAATCTATTGCGTATTCACTAGCCACATCAATCATTTCTTTAATCGAATCTTTGACAAATTTTACGCTTCTATCAATACCTACAGCCATACCTTGGCCAATGTAGATACCGACTTCATCACGGAATAGTCGTGATGGTGAATGGATCCTAGCTTTTGCCTGAGCTGCACGCTCTGCTTGGGCTACAAGGGCGTTAGCAGCAGCCGTTACCGCACCAAGAGCAGACATCATACCAGCGGCCAAACCTTGACCAATCATTGCCCCTGCTGCTCGCATAGCACCTACACCAGCCATAGCACGGGCTTGTGCCGCATTAACTAGCGCACCCATTGCAGAAGATACAGCACCAACCGCCGATTGGATCCCTTGAGCAATAGCTTGTCCAGTTTGTTGACCAGCCTGTTGACCCATCTGAATCATTCGCTGACCATTCGATTGAACAGCTTGCGCCATTCTTTGCATTGCTGATTGCACTTGTGCCGCTGCGTTGTTCATTGCTACACCAATCAGTGGCGCTAATGTTCCAATTTGCATAATGGCAGTCGTAGCCATTGTGGCACTTGACGCAACCAAGTTGAACTGCGCTGGAATCAAAGCAATTGAGGCTGTCAATTGCATGACACTCGCAATTACCATAGTAAATTGGCTACTAATCAGTGCCACTGTAGCACCAACGGCAGTAAGGCTTGCGTTCATTGCAGTGAACTGTGTAGTCGCCGCTTGAATAGATGCCCCGACCATTGTTAATTGGCTATTGAGCATAGACAGGATTGTCCCGAGCATTGTGAATTGTGCCCCAAACATTGTCACGCCCGATGTGGCAACTAATAGTTGACTGTTGATTGTAGACAATGCGGTTGTGAAGGTCGTAAATTGGCTATTAAGCATAGTCAAGGCGGTACCAATCATGGTGAATTGAGTACCTACGAGAGTTAGGCTAGTGCCTAACATAGTCGTGCTTGATGACATTGTAGACATGCCAGCAGTAATCATAGTTAATTGACTAGCGAGACTGGTTAGACTAGCAGTCAATGTAGTCATACTTGCATTAACCGAAGTCATGCTAGAAGTCAATGACGTTGAAACTGCACTGAATTGAGTCAACCCAGTAGCAGCTTGCATCAATGCTGGCGCAAGTGTCATGATTTGTGTTCTGAAGGCTGTGATAGGTCCCACAATTGCAGTTAGACCACTGAGCGATTGACTAGCTTGGCTAGAGAATGTGCTAAATGCTGTTCCTGCTGTGGTCAATAGTGATTGTAGATTAGTGAACGACGATTGAATACTTGTAATCGTGCTTGAGAAATGACTTAAACCTGCAACAGCGCTAGAAGCCGAGCTAGACACCTTGCTCATCCCATTACCAAGCTGTGTCATGCCAGTACCAGCTTGCGCCAACCCAGCCGAATTGTTACCGATTGAACCAACGCCTTTGGCGACTGCCGCAAGAGATGCAGCCATGTCACCGAGGTTGGTATTGGTAATCTTAACCACACCATTAGCAAGCTGATTGAATCCAGACCCTGCTTTCTGGGCAGCTGTACCGATTGAATTGAACACATTAGCCAATCCATCGAGAACCGACTTGATGGCGCTACCTGCAGAGGTAATCACGTTTGAAATGCCTTCAAACGCTGACTTGATACCGTCACCGATACCTTGCGCCGCTGTAGCGATAGATGTACCGACTGATTGCACTACGTCAGCAATGCCTTGTAATGCTGTACCAATCGCAGAACCAACCGAGCTAATAACATCAGCAACACCACTAAGTGCCGTACTAATAGCTGTACCGATACCCATTGCAGCCGTAGCTATTGCCATTCCTGCTGCTGAAACCACTGATGCAATTCCGGAGAATGCAGCGCTAATTACACTGCCAATTGCTGTAATGATAGGCACAATCTGTCCGATGATAGCAACAATGCCATCAATGATAGATTGTAAGATAGGTGCCAATGTTTGAACCACTGTCACAATGCCTTGGATCAATTCGCTTAAAACTGGTGCCAATGCTTGAACCACTGCAACAATTGACTCGTAGAGTGTTTGGAAAATTGGCGCTACTGCCGAAATAGCTCCGGCAATCTCATTGATTACCATTGCAATTTGTGGCCCAAATTGACCGATTACTTGAGCAACTTGAACGATACAGTCTGTTATGACTGGTGCGATGGCTATAATTGTGTCTGAAATTATCTGAGCAATCGCTGTCATTGTATTTCCGATAATCTGTACAATCGGAGTAATTGCTGTGGCTACTGCACTGATGGCAGAACCTAGAGCGGTAGCCAAACCACTGAAAGCGTCAATGATAGCTGGCAATGTCCCTAAAACAGATGTCCAAGCGTTGCCAAACGCTGTAATGGCTGGCGCTGCGTTGCCAATAGCAGTGCCAATAGCTTCAACCAGTGGCGAAAGTTTAGCTAATCCCGGTGCCGCTTCACCAACAGCTTTGATAACGATACCAAATGCAGTACCGAACGCTTCGATTACTGTTCCAGCCGCCTTACCAATGCCTTGCACAACAGTGCTAAATGCTGACCCTAGAGCGTTTAAGATTTGCGAAACCCCTTGGGATTGTGTAGCTAGGAGCGTAAATGAAGCAACGATAATGGCAATACCTGCACCAATTCCGACTGCTGCGATAGCGACACCAGTCGCAAACGATAGTATCTGAGCCGAACTCAGCCCCTTGAGACCTTGCAAGGCGAATTTTAGACCTTGCCCGAAACCTTTGTAAGTTTCAGCTATACCTTTGAATATAGCTGTCAAGATTCCTTTGATTGCGTTCCCAGATGATTTGATTACGTTGGATATCCCACTGAACAACTGGGCTATCGTTGACTTAGAGCGTTTAACACTATTCGTAGCCCCGTTAAGACCCTCGGTGGCTTTATTTTTAAAGGCGCTAAACGGATTAAATGACTTAATCCAGTTCAGACCTCGCATAGCAGTATCAAACACCGAAAGTCCAGCCTTGGCAGTCATGAAACCTGCTACCATGGCTAAAATGCCACTAGTGATGCCATTGAGCACACCTTTAGGGATAGAGCTTACAAACTTAGATACTGCTGAAACGGCTTGAGATATCCATTTTGTTAATGTTCCAAACGCTGTCCCTAGCGCTGAGATAATCGTCTGCATCTCAGAGCTACTAAACACATCGCCAATTGAAGATCCGATGGTTTTAACAGCTCCCCAAGCATCTTCTATCGCTGATTTAAAAGCTTTGAATGCGCCGGTGTCCGAAAACGAGCTAATGAAGCTCTTAACTGACCTAGTAGCAACAGTTAAACCTCTTGATAGCCCACTAACAATGTCGCCAATGCCAGTGCCTAGCCCTTGGAATATGCCCTTGAAATCTATGGCTTTTAGCGCTGCTTTAGCTTGAGTAGAAACATACTTAAATGCATTTGCTAAACCCTTGATGGCTCCTGTATTACTAAAACCTTTCCAAAATGCTTGAACGGTTTGAGAGACCCCTTTCACAACCTGGTCAATTGCTTTATCAAGCCCGTTTGCGAACTTCTGAATCGATTGTTCATCAATTTTGCCAAGAGCGTCAATGATTCCCTCAATTCCTCTGATTGCCTTGTTGCTAAGCTGTTCAAAAACTGGTTGCAATTTGGTTGAAACCGTTTCGTAGAGCCCGTCAACGGCTTCGTCTACAGATTTGTACCTAGTAGCCAAGCTCTGCATGGAATCGCCTGCTCGTTTAAAAGCCTCTGCAAAGTCTTCAGTCTTAATTTCACCGTTTTGAATTTTGCTTACAAGATCATCAAGAGACATTCCCATCTCTCGGGCGACGGCAGCCATACCTGCTGGTGACTGTTCCATCATCAGCTTGAAGTCTTGCCATTGAATTTTAGGCTTAGTCATCGCTTGAACCATTTGTTGGCTCAGCGTCTTCATTGCCTGTTTAGGGTTTTCAGCAGAAGCAGCAAGACCACCCATGGCTTTCACCAAGTCGCCAGCATCGCTACGACCGATTGCAGCCATTTGTGAGAATGTAGTCCCCATATCAGAGGCAGAATAAATTGTCTGCGTTGCATAGTCTTGCATAGCCTTTTTAGCTGACGCAATTTCTGTTTGCCCCCAACCTAACTGGCTTAAGCTCCCATCGAATGTTTTCCAAGCCTTCGTTGAGTTGTTAAGCTCGGTCATCATACCACCGATACCACTTGTTATAGCGCCAATGCCCTTAGTGATTCCAGCACTAACAAGGTTAGCACCGAGCACACTTTTAAACATTGAGCCTAGGCCCTTGCTACTCTTACCAAGTGATTCAGCTTGCTTTTGAGCGTTTTTCAGGGCGCTAGATAAGCCGTTATCTTGTGCTGACAGTATCGCCCGTACATTGAATGTTTTATCAGCCATCTAACAACCCCTCCTCTCTTTTGAACGCTAGGTTTCGTCTAGCTATCTGGATAAGATGCCTATTGTCCTTCTCGGTGGTTCCGAGAAGTTCTTTTTCACGCCGGTCTTCGTCGTAAAAGTCTTTAAATTCCTTAAAGACATACTTTTTACCGCCCTTGCTTGTGGCCTTGGCACTACGGTTTAAGAAGGCTTGTAAATAAAGCTTCTTCTCCTCTTGAATAAATCTTTTCGCATAAGCTTTTTGATACAACCTCAACTCATTCAGCGTCATTCGTCTGGCTTCTAAAAGTGTCGTTCCATATCTAGCCATGCAATTTGTGATTAGATCTTCGTAGGTCTCTTTTGAGCTCTTGATGTTTTCTAAGCTTCTTCTTGAGCCTCTAACATTCGTTTGGCTGTTTCTCGTGTCAATGGTTGCTTCTGCAATTGCGAGAAAAAATCCTCGAACAAGTTATCCAATCGTCCATTCTCAGCCTCACGTTCAACGAAACGCTCAATTCCTTCTACAGATGGTTTTTGACGTTCTGTAGCAGTTCCAGCTTGAATGAGGTCTAGCAGAACAAGTGGGTTCTTTTGCTGCAAATCAACCACTGCGTGTTGTACACCAAAACCAAACGCTACACCGTTTTGGTTGATTGAATAACGCTCGTCGAGCACTCGCAAGAAGTCAAATCCAAAATTCAAAGTATAGTCTTTGTCATTAATTGTGATAGTGTTCATGTTTTAAATTTCCTTTCAAAAATAAAAAGCGAGGGAAACCCTCGCTAACTGTTTTAATTATCAATGTCCAGTAATAGCAGTAGTGTCTTGGAAAGTATATTGGATCTCTCTGATTTGCTCGTCAGACAGAGTTGCTTCACCAGCCTGTGGCTTGCCTTCAACGGACATTTCAGATTCAATCTCTACGAGCTCTTCAACATTCGCTGGGACTTCCCATGAAGACAAGCGACCGATTGCATAGAGTGCGCCGTATTTCCCATTTGTTTTCTTATCAGTCAGATCAATTTCCCAAACTTCGACCTTGTATCCATCAACTACCGATTGTTTCAACATTTCGTTGACTTCATCCTTAGTCCCGATTGCGTTGATTGACAAGGTTGTTTCTAGACCACCATCAGCAACAACCGCACCATCTTTAGTTTTAGTGGTGTCCGCATCACGGGAATATTCCCACTTATGTTCTGTTTGCAGTGCCAATTTAGCCGCTGCTTTAGTGTCCCCGAATTTGCGGAACATCAAGATTTTATTCTTACCTAGCTGTGCTTCTTTTACATTTGTATCAGCCATGCTTTTCCTCCTTAATAGAATTTGTAAAATAAATAAATAATGAAGTGATAAAGCTCTTCGTCAGTGCTGTTATCACGGTTAGAATCAATTGACGACTCATTGACTTCCGCCGAGAAGTGCATCCCATCGATATTTTTGATAGCAAAATAGCTGGACAACAACTGCCCAGCCATATCAGATAACTGTTTACGGTCATCTACTCGTCCCCAAAGATGGACGGTTGACGACAAGCGACCTATTAAGCGTGATTTTGTAGCTCTGGGCAATGTTTGAATTTCGCCCATAACAACAAATGGATAAGATGCACTGTCTGACGGAAGGTAAGGGTAAGTAGCGAAACCGAGTCCCTCACTAATTCGAAAGAGTTCGTCATGTAGTAATTGGTCTGGTTGTTTCATATCTACTCCCATTTAGCTAATTCCTCGACCATCCCAGGGACAGTCGCTTCTAACGCAGGAGCCATGAAAGGCTGTGCTGCCATCTTTCGAGTACCTACTTCAAGGTACCCAGAATATTTTGTATGAGCCGTCACAACAGCTCTATCACCCCCAGCTTCAAGAGTAATCGAGCGACGTGTTGCGCCAGTGGTATATTTACCGCTGAATTGTGCCTTGCTAATTGCGTTCTCTTTTAATTTACTGCCGTATTTTTTTAAAACTCGTTGTCGACGTTCTGGATTGGCATTTTTTAGCAAAGATTGGCTCATCTCATCTAGCCCATAAAACGTAAGCGTAGCCATATTACTTCACCGCCTTATTAACGTACAAAACACTCCTTCCAGCTAGATATCCTCTAGCAGTTACTGGAATGTATTTACTGCCTTTGTATTCAATGGAAGTTACGGATACTGTCACAGGGCTTCTGAAACGAACAACGAGGCTCGTAGCATTTAGCACCCCTCCCAGCTTGACTTGAAGGTCTAAACTTGCACCAGTCACATTGCACTTAACTTCTTTATGCCACTCTTCCCCTCCGACCATGCGACCAAGGGTAGGATCATATCGTTTCGGTGTCTTATCGTTTTGATATTTGAGTATCACTGTATCTGTGTATCTCATAGAAACAACACGCTCCCTTCCTTCGATTGCCCAGAGGTTCCAAATGTTCTTTGAAGCATATCGTCATACGGCTTGAATTCGTTCTCATTGTCGTAATAAGACATTGAATGACCGTCTACCGTCTCAGCTTTAGCTCCTTCAGCTCCTCGACGATTGAAACGTTTAATCACGCAATCTTCGAAGATAAAAGAAAAACCATCGTCAATGTTGACAACGGCATATTCTGCTTTGAAATGACTAATTACTCTGCTTAGCAATACTCTTAAGAGGTCAATGCTATCGTCGTCATTTTTTGAAATCTCAAGGTCCAGCATGACATTGTCTAGGACCTTTTCTCGATCTAATTCAGCCATGCTAGACCTCCTCACTCTTCAGTGTTATCTGTTGTTTTTTTGCGACTTGCTTTTTTTGGTTTCTCTTCAGCTTCAGCCTCAAGGAAACCTGCTTCAGCAAGTTCTTCAACACGTTCACCAACATAATCGTCACCGGTATAGTAAATAATGCCGTCAGTTTTATCCTGAAACGCTTTTAAAACTTTTGCCATAGCTACTCCTTTCAAACTACGCTACTGGAATAACAGTGAGCATATAGCAATCGTCCAAGCGTTCGAATGAAGGCAACGCAATCATTGATACTTTAGTTTGAACGTTGACTGGATCAGTTGTTTTAGTGGTCGTAATCGCAATACCTTGGTCAACCACTTCAACTTGTGCTCCCGGAGTATCCCCAGACTGCAAATCTGACTCTTCTGGAGTTGTACCGAAAACAGTAGAACCCAATGAACCATTTGGCACCAAAGTCAAATGACCATCTGGGTAGAATTTGCTAATCTCTCCTTTGTCATTTCGGTATGTGCCATTCTCTAAGAGAACTGTTACACCGAAATTATCCAAAATATACGCTTCAACCTCAGCTTTAGTCACTGTTGTTCCTGAAGCTGCAAGAGGTTTGATGATTTTGACTGTAGATTCTGCTTTGCGAATCAAGCTAAACGTTTTGGCATTCATGATAGCAATTTCTGGCATCAAGCCAAGGCTTTGAGCTGTTTCGATTGCTTCTTCGAGGTCTGCAAGAGGTGTTGCTGTTGCTTGCGTCCAGTCTTTTGCAACTGTCTTCTTGTGGTCGTCTTTAACGCCATAGTCAATATCGACGTTTTTCCCTTCGTTAACAAACGCAATCTTACCAGTTGCGAGAGCTTGCATACGCATTGATTCCAAACGAGCACGAGCACCTTGGATAAGTGTCATTTCGTCATTGAAAATGCCTTGTGTGACAGTCTCAATCAAACCAGTGTTGTTAGAACCAGCAATCAAGTTAAGTTGTTGGCGGTCAGCTTCCTTAACGAGCATGGCTTCTTTGAAAAATGGCATTTGTTCGTCATGGATTTCAGCGCCCACACGTTCACGAATAGTGACATTAGTGTCAAATGCCGCTGGTTTCAAGACAACCGCACGTCCTGAAGAACCCTTGATGTAAGACAATTTAGTACCAAGTTGTTTGCGTGCAGGGAAGATACGTTCCCCAAGCGTTGAATCCACATCTAATTGTGATGTGTTGAAATATCCAGCGATATTAGATGCTGTTACCGTGTCATAAATAAGACCCATTAAGCATTGCCTCCTTTTCCTGCAATAAATTTAACGAGTGGCAACGCTGTTTTAATAGCGTCGTCAACTGTACCACCGTTAACCGCTTCTTTCCAAACCTCTCCAGCGTACAAGATAGATACCGTTTTATCAACAGACAAGTCTGCATCGTATAGAACGATTCCTTCTGGTGCTGTTTTGTTTTCTTCTACTGGTTTAGAGCGGTCGTCAAAAATTGACCCACCTTTACCAGCTACCAAAGTACCAGCTTTAATGTACTTCTTGCCGTCTACGTCGACACCAGCAAAGCTTTTATCAACTGTGGCAGTGACAGCTTTGTAAGGCAAAGAACGTAGAATGTTACTTGTGTCAAATACTTTTTTTACTGACATGAAAATTCCTTTCTAATTGTTGGCTAGATAATCTTACCTGACGAACGAACAGCTTTTTGAGCTAAGCGAGAACCGTAATTGTCTGTGTTAGAAATGCCATCCGCTGATGCTTGAGGTGCATTTTGTCGGACGGTTTTCTTAACTTCTTCAGCAACTGCATTATTAAATACTGCTTCGAACTCAGTCACTGCTTTTAGTGCATTCTCAGCGTTGCCAGCCATTGCGAATGTCTCAGCCAATGCACTAGGCAAGCCTTTAGCTACCAAATCTTTCTCAACAGCAACAACAAGCTTTTCATGCTCGAACGCAGCACGTTCCTTCTCAAAGCTCTTTTGCTGATCCTCGAACTCTTTTTTAGCTCGATCTTGAGCTGATAGATTGGCATAATCTTTCTCTTTTTGTAAGGCATCGGCTACTGCTTGAGCTGTACGCTCTTGTTCACCCTTGTCCCTGTTACTCAAAGCAGTCTGTACCGCTTTGTTAATCATGCTATCTAATTCAGATTGAGAACCAGGCGCTTTGAAGTCGCTCACAGAGGTTGGATTGTTTCCTTGCCCTTGGTCTTGGCGACTCTCTTGTTGTCCGTTAGTCTCGATAGTGTTATCTTGTTCCATAGTTTCCTCCTACCTAGTCTCGTAAAGCAACGCCCTTTCTAAGCCACGATAAGGCTAGCTACGCCATCTCTAGTCTTGTCTAGGGTGTTTACCCACGAGCCACGCTAGTATTGTTTATTTAGGGCTTAAATTAGCCCTATGCGCTGACGAGGTATCGAACCC